TGTTTCTTTCCAGTGGCTTTCGGTTTCATCCATTGCGGGTTTCCTCGAGTCTTTCGTGTGCAGCTGCGACAAAGCACGGCTAGCACTGGTTGTGGGGTCGAGTATTCGTTGGCACATTTTGGGCAGTGCCAGTCCCGATGTTTGTTTGCCGAGGTCACGTCAGGGTTCGGGAGCGGTCGTAGATGGGGAAGGGGACGTTGTCTGGGTCACGTCGAGTCCAGTTGGCGAGTTTCTGGGCGATCTGGAAGGCGTCGGCGTGATTGTTTGATGTCGCCAGGGTGATCCGGTTCTTTCCCATGACGGCTTCGATAAGGAACAGGTTTCGGTGGTGGTCGGTGCGGATGAGTAGGTGCGCTTTGTCCATGTCTGGTCTTTCGAGTTGGTGAAGCAGCCCCACCACAGGTCGGGTTTGTGGTGGGGCTGCCTCGAGGTCAGGCGTTCTGTTCTGCTGCTTCTATGGCGTACATCAGAAGCCACATTTGGAGCGCCTGGCGGATAAAGGTGGATCGGTTCACACCCAAAGTTTCAGCGGCCAAGTCGATTTGGTCGATGAAGTCTTCGTCTAGTTGTGCGCCAATCAGTCGCTTTGCCATGTCACATCAGATCATCGGCGGAGATGCTGGCCGGCTTGGGTGGCTGGTATTGGGCGACATACTTTTTCGCTGGGTTCAAACCAACCTTGGTGGGCGGTTCGTCTTCCTGATATTTGACTGCCAGGATGCCGCCGGCCTCGAGGTTGCAGTCGGCCTTGGTGAGGGCGTCTTTAATTGCGCCAAGCATGAATCCTTTGGCGAAGATTCGTGTTTCTTCTTGAGTGTCTTGGTCGATGCCGGTGAAGACGAACTGCATTTTGGGTTTGCCGTCTGCCCAGGTGATGGGTTCTCCGGTGATGAAGTCGGTTTGCTGCCGCTCTTCAAGTCCGGTGATTTTGATTTTGACCAGGTCTCCGATGTTCGGGAACTTGGCAATGTTGCCGCCACCTTTGCGGGTGAGGGCCTCTGCTGCTGTGTTGTCAAATGTCACTGTTGGGTTTCCTTGTCTGTCGAGGAGCCATGTTTCATGGCTGTCACAATGTCGCCTTCCAGTCGACAACCGTTTTCATCCCACATTGGGACGAGGTCGAGGTTGTTGATGGCTTGGACGATTCCGAGAGCCGCTTTGGCCTCGGCCTTTCGGAGAGTGCCGAAGGCGTCTCCGAGAGAATGGTGTGGGATCTTTTGGTCGGTCGCATTGTCTAGCACTGTCCAAGTCAGCTCGTCGTCGCGATGGACAGCGAGGTCGATGATGGCTTGGCAGATGAGGTAGCGGCGTAACGCTGGGATCCCTTGTGGCGGTGAGAGTGCGAGGGATCGGCCACAGATTTTGGCGTCGTCAAGAATGTTTGTCACCCAGGAGAGCGCTTCTTCTGAGAGTTCCATTGCCCGTTCGTTGAGTCGGTTGACGATGTCGGTGTGTACGAGGGTGTCGGTGCCGTCATTAACTGCCCTTCGCCTAGTCGATTTCTTGGGTGGCACTGGGGGCGGGTTGAGGTCGGGGAGTGATGCGAATGGGAGGCCGAGTTCTTTTTCGAGTACGTCGAGTACGCGTGAGATTCCGTCTCCCTGGTCGAGTGTGATTGGGTCGCCTGATTTGAGGGTGGGGTGATTGTCGGGCCAGGAGTCGGCGAGTGCTTGGGCGTGGCCGTCAACGATGATTCGGGAGATCCGGTCGAGTGTGGCGATTCGCCACGGATCGTCCACATGTTGCACTTGTCCCGGCCGCTGCCGTCCGTAGAGCGCTGCTGTGGCTTGTTGTGGGGTGAATGGGTGGATGGGTGTGTATTTGCGGAGCCGGCGTACCTCGAGGGCTGTGTGGAGCGCTTCAGTGCCGGCCTCGAGGTCCAGCCAGTGCAGTTCGGCGAGGCCGGAGCCTGGTTGACAGTGAATGATGATTCCCGCCGATTTGGAGACGTTCGGCATTGGGTCGCGTACATCTTCGGAGCCGTCTTTCGCTGGGCCTTGAGTGTAAAGGTTGGAAGCGTTGGCGTAGATCGAAAGTTGGATGGCAAAGCCGAGTCCGCCATATTTGACTGAGGAGCCGGTTTTCAGGTCGGAGACGAAGATTTCTTCGCCATCGGTGAGGAGGAGGTCGAAGGTTCCAGCCACTTCGATTTCGTCATTAACCACAATTCGTTCGGTCATGCCGTCGACGAAAGACAGGCCAGCATCGGACAGAGCCGACAGGACAGCTTCGATGTCGGCCTGGTATGGGTCGGGGGCGATAAACGTGGGGTCTTTGAGGCGACGTTCGAGGAGGCCGTGGACAGCGGTTCCGAGGTCCCGTCGGACTGTGGCTCCGCCTGCTTCCGACGCGCGCTTCACCAAAGAGTCCAGCGTCTTTTTGTCGTCTTGTGGGGTGGTGGCGACGAGGGCGACGAGGTCTGGTCGGAGTCCGAGACCAATGGCGGTCATTCGGGAGTTCCAGGCCATGAGACTCGAGGAGTCATCCAGAATCTTGGAAACCGTCGTCGCCCTGGTGTAGCCGACAAGTTTCCCGCCTTGAGGGGGGAGGACTTGGTAGCGGCCCCAGCGGTCTCGTCGGGTTTCTTGTGTGGGCTGGTTGAGGCTGTTGATTGCTTCAGGGTCTAGCGTTGTCATTTGAGTTTCTCCTGGTCGGGTTGGAGGTTGTTATGTGGCCGTTGTTGTTGTCGCTGTTTGAGCTGCTGGGTGTGTTTGGTATGTGGCAGGCCGGTCGGGGCCGGTGGTGGGGTTGGTTGGTGGTGATGTTGCATTCGTGGCCGTGGGCCATCTACGCCATCGTCTCAAACCAACCGGGGTTCCTCTTCATGTTTGCGATGTGGCAAGTGGTGAATGGTTGGAACTGCTGGTCTTGGTTTCATCGTCCCCGAAGCCTGTGACAGTCGCGCGCATTGCCCGAGATTTGATCGTCCGTTCGTTGCTGAGCCGGCGTTCCTCGACGATGCGGAACATGATTTGATGGTGCAGCTGCTGGACCGCCTCGGCTGTGGACTTTCGGATCTTGGTTTTAGAGATTTGCAAAGCGCGCGCGTCAGGGTTGCCGTTGATGTGGCGGGCGATTTGTGCGCGAGTGCAGCCGTGTTTGAGTAGGTCGTTGATGAGGCGCCAGGTGGGTTTGGCGTCGACGAGTGTTCCGCCAGCTGCTCTGTGTCGGCCGACAGCCAAGATCCGGTCGGCTGTTTTGGGTCGGATGCGAAGAAGTTGCCCTGAGGCGATCTTTTGAATGGTGGACAGGGCCACTCCGGAGGTGGCGTGGATTTGCCGTCTCCCGACTCCTACTTTGCGAAGCCATTGGATGTGTTCTCGAGTTTCGGTGGCGTCAATGAAGATCACTGCTGGCGCTTCGATGCCGTAGGCGACTCGACGTTCTGTTCTGTCTCGTTCTCTGGCGTAGAGTCGATTGGCGATGGTGCAGGGTTGGCAGCGGCATTTTTCGACAACATATTTGGCTCGGGTGCCGTGTTCCCTGGTCATCGTTTGTTCCATTCGGCTCGGAATCGGGCGTTGGAGAGGCGGCATTCTGGGCAGCGGCAGCCGACCGCATAGCGGCGTCTTGTGCCGTGTGGGGCGTTGGGAAGTTTGATTCCCTGTTCGAGCCGATAGGCGCGTCGGTCTTTTTCGGTCATGCCAGCCCAGATTCCGTATCGTTCGGGGTTGTAGGTGACGTATTCGCGACAGTTGTCGATGACTGGGCAGGTTTTGCAGATGGCTTTTGCCCTGTTCATTTGGGTGGTGTCGCCACGGTTCACGAAGAACAGGTCGGTGCGGCCTTTGCACGCTGCCCGGTCGGTCCAAATGTCTTGTAGGTCGGGGTGTTGCTCGGGTTGGTTCACTCGTAGAAGCCGTACTGTTTGAGGGTGGCGTTTTCGGCTTTGAGGTTGGCGATTCGTGCTTCGAGTTCTCGGATCTCTTCGAGCTGTGCGGCGATGATGTCGGCGGCGTCGAGGACGAGTTCGAGGTCGAGTTGGTCGCTTTCTACGAGTGCTGTGAGTTGCTGACAGAAAATGGTGACGTTGGTTTCGGTCATCGGTTCTTTCCTTCGATGAGTGTGATGAGGGTGTCGAGGGTGCAGGTGACGTACCAGGAGGCGGGGTTGCCTTTGCCTCGTCGTTTGTGGATCACGATTCCGGTTTCTCGGCCAGCGTTTTTCGCTTGGATGGCGACGTCGTCGACCCAGCCGGCAAGGTCGAGGCGTGCATGGTTTTTGACTTGGATGGCCGGCCAGTTTTTGTCGGGGACCCAAATGTCGCCACGGTCCAAGGTTGCGCCGGCTGGGACTCGTTCGGCTTCGACACCTCGGACGTTCAGATAGTCACAGGAGGCACGTTCGGCGGCTGACCCTTTGGCCTTGTTTGGGTTGCTCACAAAACGCCTTCGGAGATAACCCAAACCCATCCCATGACCAGGGCGACAATGAGGAGGATTCCGATGAAAGCCAGCGTGTCGGTCACCATTGCCGGTTCCTAACTGGCCAGGCGAAGATCCCGACAGCGACGATGGCGAGGAGGACTGTGAGTCCGAGGACAGGGCCGAGGGCGTCGTGTTGCGCTGTGTTCTCGACGAGGGCTGGGAGAAGCATGAAGGCGGTGAGGCCGGTGAGGAATTGCGCTGTTTGTTTCATGCTGCACCTTTCGGGGTGTGATTGGTCGGGTGGTTGCTGCTGTAGCCGGTGTAAGTGTCGGGGCAGGTTTCCCGATGGTCGAGATATTCCTGGGCGCCTTCTCCGGTGCGGCGAAAGAGTCTTTTGCATTGGAGACAGCGTATGGCGTTTGGTTCGGTCATTGCGGTATCTCCAAGTCTTCTCCGATGAGGACGATGACAGGGGTCCCGGTCGGTGCCGCTGCTCTGAGGGTGTTGGCTTTGCGGATCTGATGGGCGAAGAGGAGAGCTGCTGGGATGAGGCAAATCACAGTCCACATCAGTTCACCTTCGCGATTTCGGCTTCGAGTCCTTCGATGGAGAGTTCGTTGACGTCGGTGTTTTGGATGTAAAGGCGGACGTTGATTATTGCGTGCCAGAAGTTGTCGTCGTTGGCGAAGTCTTGCGGGTGGAGCAGGTTGACGACTGTTTCGGCGAGGATTTCGGCTTGGACGAGGGCTGTGATGTAGAGGTCTTCGATGTGGTCGGCGGGTTCGTATTCGTCGTGGATGTGTTCGACGTTGCCGATGATGGTGGCGTATTCGTCGGTTTTTTCCTCGGCTTGGATGAGTTGGTGGAGGAGGCTGTCGAGTTCTTTGATTGCTGCCATGTCGGGGTTTCCTTGTCTGTTGGCTTTTCTTGTGTGTGGGGCGGCTGCTCCACATGAGAAGTTTTAAAGGACGTTTAAAGGAATGTCAAGGATCTTTTTTTGGGAATGCAGAAACCCCAGCCACGGGGCCTGGGGGAAGGCTGGTGGCTGGGGTTTCCGGCATCCGATTCGGTTGTGGTTCTCAGAGTGCGTGGCGGTTCGCCTCGAGGTTCCATTCGACACCCAGGGGAGGGAGGTGTCGTCGTCGAATCGGGGATCTAAGGAAACGTCTTGAAGGTAGGGACGATGGACGGTGAGTCGGTCGGGCCAATCTTGTCCGAAGCGATAGACGTGAGGACAGAAAGTCCAGCGGCGATGGCAGCGGTGGCGGCCAGTTGCATCCAGTCGAGGCTGAGCCAATCCATTTGGGAGGCGCCTGCCAGGGCGACGAGTGTTTGGGCGAAGGTTTTGATGGCACGTTCTACGAGCTGCAAAACGAAGGATTTGGTGAACATTACGGTTTCCAATCTGGGCTTGGGTATTCCTGCTCATCGGGGTATTCGTGTTCTTCCGGATCGTATTCGTCCGGTTCCTCTTCGGGGCGGGTGAGGGGGATGACGTCGGGTTCGATAGTGATGGTCATTCTTCCTCCTCGTCTACCCATTCTTCCTCATCGTCATCGACGTCGAAAGAGACAGCGATGGTGGCAGGGTTCAGAAGTGATCCGTAGAGGCAGTCCAAATAGCCGGCGGCGTCTGTGATGGAGTCTTTGAGCTGTTCGGCGTTGAAGCCTTCTTCGAGTCCACGCGCAATCCTTCCGAGCTTCATACAGATCATGAAGAGAATGCCGGCGTTGACGTCGATGACATCGTCACCCCAAAGCGAGTTGAAGAGGTTGGTGACGCGTTGGTAATCCTCCCAGGGCGGCCCGTACGCGCGCCCACGGTCGCCATGTACGAGGGCGAAGCCGTCGAGGAGGATTGAGGGCCAGGCGGCGTCGAAGTATTCGTCGACTTCGGGTTCTTCCATGTCGGGTCCTTATGCGGAGTGGATGTGTAGGTCGCCCCAGCCTCGAGGTCCGTAGCCGGTCCCGATGCCGAGGGTGAGAAGTCCAGCGGGTGAGTTTTGGCCGCTCATGTCAGTCCACCATGAAGAGCCACCATCCATCGCGGGTGCCTGCATGAAAGTCCGACCAGAAGTCTCTGAACAGATGAAATGGTGATAGTGGCCGGTGATGAGGATGTCGGCGTCGGCGATTGGCTGGCGTCCCATAACCTGGCCTTTCCACCAGTTCTCAAGTTTGGCGGCTGGATGACCGGAGGCGCCGGCTTTGTGGCCGTGGGCGAAGGCGACTGGGATTCCAGCGATGTTGAGGACCAGGTTGTTTCCTGAGGCGAGGACGGTGGTGCAGCTGCCGTAGCGTTCCTCATTCGCCTGGAGGATTTCGGCAACCTGCTCCACGACAGCCAAATCGTCGTTGTCGGTGGTGCGAGTGAAAGATTTTCCGTTCAAACGGTTTTCGCCATGGTTGCCAGGAACAGCAGCTAGGACGATCCGTGGGGCGAGGCCGAGGACGTTGTCGACGGCTCGGAGGATGAGCCGGCGGGCGAGGCGCATTTGTTCACGCCTGTCCAAGTCGACGTTGAAGGTTTGGCCGGGATAGTGGCCGGTGCATTGCTCGACCAGATCGCCGAGGCCGACGAGGTAGACAGTGTCGACTGGTCGTCCTGCTTTTTTGAGTTCTTTGATTCGGGCTGGCAGATAGTCGAGGGTGCGGCAGATTCTTTCCACGGTTTCGGGGGTGCCGCCATTTGGCTCCCCAGCCTTTCCGAGCTGCCAATCGGCTATGAGGACGACCAAGGCTCGGTCGGGCCTCTCAGGGCCTTTCAGGGGCTTCACAGGGCGCCTCTTCTCCACTAGGCGGCAGAGAGCGTCCACATCAGGTCGGTCATAGTCCAGTTCACGCGCGCGCAATGTCGCCCGGTAATAGCGAAGCCGCCGGCCGTCATGAGTGTCCCAGGCGCGTACTTGGACCGATCCTTCGACCACTTCAGTGGTGAGCGGATCCAATCCCCAGTCGGCGACGAGTTCAGACCACACCCCTGTTGTCGGGTCGGCCTCGAGGGGTGGGGTGGTGAGGGTTCCTTCTCGACCGTTCCATGCGACGCCTGGTTCCCAGCCTTGCGGATGGTTTCGTCGGGGCCGTGATCCTGCCGCTACTTCGTCAGCGAACGAGGCAGTTTCGTCGGTGTTTTCGGATTGAGTCGCCACGGATCTCCCATCCTCTCCGCTTCATTGCCCTAGAGATTGCCTCTGCGTTCCAGGACTGGTCGGCGAGGACTTCGTTGACTTCGCCACGGGTTTTTGTGTCCATGTTTTTCAGTAGAACACAGAGTCGACATTCGATTCCGGAGGTTCGGGTTTCTTCTCGGACGTCGTCGGCAAAGCTCATTTGCGCCACCATGGGGTTCGAGTTGTCATGCGGTGCAGGACGATGTGGTCGTCAAGCCGGTCGGAAACAGTTTCGACTCTCTCGGCGGTGGAGTCAACCTTCTTTTCGATGCGGTCGAGTTTCAGCGAGTTCTCGGAGTGTTCGTCGGTGTTGATTCGACGGGTTTTCCGTGACTGCCAAATGACTCCGGCGAAGGCTAAAAGTCCGGTGACGGACGCGGCGATGATCGGTTCCCACTGCATGACATGAACACCCCTGCCGGTTAGTTGCCGAGTCGGCGAAGGTCGTTGACTTTGAACCAGTCACACCAAGGGCCAGTCGAAGGCGCTGCCTGGAATGATCCGTAAAGTTCGCCATAGGCGGCGAGGGTGACACAGAGACGGCCGTCAGGGGCTTTCTCGGCGACAAGGTTGGAGCCGGCAATGCCAGGCTTCAGTTCCATCCAAGGACCGATGACACCACCAGGCGTTCCGGACCAGCAGGACACAACCTGTCCGCCTTCTGTGAGGGCGATGAATTCGTCACGGCCGTCTGTGTTGATGAGGTGGAACATATCCCGGTCCTTTGCGTTGGTGGGAGTCGGTGTAGGAGCTGTCGAATATGGTGGCCTAGCAATCTCAGCCATGCCACCACCATCGAACGGAAACCACAGGTCTTTCACTTTGGAGCCGCTGACATTGCCGTTTCGGGTCCATGCGCCGGTTTCGGTGAGGCCGATGATCATGGCGACATGGTCATAGCCGCCAGGTGTGGATCCCCATTCGAAGGCGACGAGGTCGCCTGGTTGGGCTGTGCGGATGTCGTAGGAGTTGCGGCCTTGGCTTCGGTATTCGTCGAAGCAGGCGGATACCCATGCGAAATGTGTGGGGATGCCACATTCGGAGAGGGCCATGGATTGAAAGGCCATACACCAGGCCGTTCCTCGAGCCAACGGATACCAGGCCCACGTCTCGTCGCCACCATCACCAAGGCGCGCGCCTTCAAAGTCGAGAACCTGCTGAGCAGTCGTCACTTCGACTCCTCGGCTGGGTTGGGTTCGTCGGCTGGGGCTTCGAAGTAGGGGATGAGGCCGGCTTCGTCAGGGTTCGGGATGTTCTCGAGCTGCTCCTCGGGATTCATTAGACGGGCGCTCCGGACGGACCAATGTCGGTCATCGTGATTAGCGCCGGGGAGGCTGTGCCGTTTGAGTTCATGCGGCCAGTGCCACTTGATCGTTGCATTGTGAGGAAGAGGCCGTTGCTTGATGCCGTCGAAAGCGTTGTTGAAAACGAAAAAGCCAACGGTGTGTAGTTGTTCAGCGACGTCGAGACGACCTGAGCCATTAGAGACGTGCCAGTCAGACTGCCGTTTCGCAATCGAAAAGTGAACTGCGAAGCAGAGGCGACATCGTCATAGCAAGAAGTAGAGACGGTAAAGAGGTAGCGGCGGTTAGCAATAGAGCTAAAGCTTGCCGTACTGGTAACCGTGATCTCGGTAGTTCCAGAAGTCGTGACCACGCCTGCCGACTGCGTTACCGAAGCCATCCAGCCCCACGGAGCATTCCAGCCTGGGCCTTTACGCCAGGACGTGCCGTTGTAGGTGTAGAGGCCCTCGTTGGCGTCGTTGCTGCCAATGTAGGCGACCATGCCGTCTTCTGGGGCGGTGACACTGACGTCTCTGGACCCAGTTGATACAAACGACATGACCGACTGTTCCATGAGGTAGTTGTTGACGTCTGAGGCGGTGAGGACCGATGCTGCTGTGAAGTTTTTGAATCCGCTACCCATGATGGTCTCCTAGTAGGCGAGTCTGTCTGTGTCGAGGACGCCGAGTGTTGCTGAGTCTAGAACGAATGGCGCGTTTTCTAATGTTGGCGAAGTAGTAAAGGTAACCACCCAGTTGTCTCGAGTGATGGAATGTTTGATTCCTTCGATGATTAGAGTTTTGCTGATTTGGGCGCCGATGTCTTGTGGGGTGCGTTCCACTGTGATCCGGTCGCCGATGTCCAAAGTGACACAGGGGGATTGGTAGGCGACAGCTCGACGAGGGTTTACTGTGAGCTGGTCGATTCGCATTTGCGGATCTTTGTATTGCTGGAGTTTGTAGAGAGCAGTATTGGCGACGAAGTAGCCGTCGTCGGCGATGAAGTTGCCGATGTTCAAAGTTTTTTTGAAGTATTTGCCTTGGCTGGTGGTGTCCGAGGCGGTGAAGCTAGTGCCGTTGGGCTGAGTGACGATGATTTCGTTGTAGATGTAGCGGTCGTCATAGGTGAGGGTGATATCGGAGTATTTGATTTCTCCGACGCCAGGATTGTCAGAGAAGGTTGCTTGAGAGGTGACGAAGTTTCCGGACCCTTCGGCGTTGCGGTCGACGAATTTGATTTTGCCGTCGACTGACATGAAGAGGCGGCCTTGTTCAGCGGTTTCCACTTCTTTCAGGGCGTCGAGGAGTCCTTTGCCTGTGGTGTTGATTCCGAGGACTGTGGTGTCGCCTGTTCCGAGGTCGAATCCGTCGGACGGCCAACCGGTGAGACCGGCGAGTGTGGTGATTCGTTGGTCTGTGCGGGTTCCTTGTAGGTAGGTTCCGATTCCTGCTTGGTATTGGGCGAGAACGTCGGAGGCTGTGAGCTGGTAGTTGTTGTAATAGGCGAGGTGCTGGATTTCGCCTTTGTAATACAGAGTGAAGTTGTTGGCTGCGACGGTGCTTTTGGAGATTGGATATCCGATGGTGTCTTTGTCGTAGTAGTTGAAAGTGTCGTAGACATAACTTCCGGAAGCTGAGAAAGAAGTGGCGTCGACATATGTGGTCGGAGTGCTTGGTGCTGTGACGTTTGTGAGAACCACATAGTGTGGTTTTCCATCATTGACTTGAATGGTTGTTGTTGTTTGGTTGACGTTGAGAACTCCACCTCCTGTTTGAGTGAATGCTGCCTCAACAGTGCCAACTCCATTGGCATCAACGACCATTCCGAAATGGACTGAGTACGTCCCCCAGCCATGATTGAAAATGGCATATCGGCCAGGTGCCGTTTCGGTGCTTCGAATCCAAAGTCCGACGGAATAGGAGGTCGTCGCGTCTGACAAAGGATTTTTTATTTTAAGGAATTTGGTTCCATCTAGAGCGGAAGATTTGGCCGGATCGTTCACAATCATTTCGTCGGAGGAAATGCAAAATGAAG